GATTAGATCATTATTTAAATATTCCTACATCAGTTATTACTGATAGCCCAGAATGGGTAGTGGTAAATGGTTATGCAGATATATTTGATAGAATTATACCAATCGTATGGGAAGATAAAGAATCATTACCAGGTAAAAATGTTATGGCTAGAACAAGCCCTCATTATACTTGGGAAAATGTTAGGCGATATTATGATGGTGTTTTGTCACATAAAGCATTGCCATTTAAAAATGAAGCTAGAACTTCGGCATATGACGCTACGCCATATGATGAAACAATTCTAATAGACAGTGATATGTTTATTATGAATGATGATTATAAACATTGCTTTGAACAAGATCATAATTTTCTCATCTATGATAAAAGTTATGACTTAGCAGGGTTTAGAAACCCAATGGAATTTAAATATATTAGTCAGCCTAGTATTAAGTTTTATTGGGCAACAGTTGTGTTTTTTAGAAAGTCTAAAGAAAATGAGATCTTCTTTGAGTTGTTAAAGCACATACAAGATAACTGGTATCATTATAGAGCTATTTTCCAAATACCAACAGCCTTATATCGTAATGATTTTGCATTTAGTATGGCAATTCATATTATGAACGGGTATGAAGAAGGAACATTTTCAATGCCAATGCCAGGCAAGTTATTTTTTACAGCAGATAAAGATATTCTATGGGATGCTGATAGGGATCGTATAAATTTTTTATTAGAAAAAGAAGATTATCCAGGAGAATATACAATATGCCAATGGCGTAATGAAAATATTCATGTTATGAATAAATTTAGTTTAGAACGATATATTGATAAGGTGTTTCATGTCTAAAGGTTTTGTAATATATGCTAGTGGAAAAGAATATGTAAAGCAGGCTTATATTTGTGCTATTAGTATAAAAGAAAAAGGAAACTCATATCCAGTAACAATTGTTACTTGTGATAAGATAGATGACGAGCAGAAAAATGTATTTGATAGCGTAGTACCAATACCTTGGCACGAGCATGACAATACTCGATATCAAGTTTTGAATCGATGGAAGACTTATCACGCCTCACCTTATGATGAGACAATTGTATTAGATGCTGATACTGTAGTAACACAAAATATTGATGATTGGTGGAAGTTTTTTAGTAAGTATGAGTTATTTTTTCCATCTAGAGTTTATACATATCGAGGCGAGTTAGTTACAGGACATTATTATCGTAAAGCATTTGTAGAAAATAATTTGCCAAGTATATATACAGGAATACATTATTTTAGAAAAGATGATTTGGCGTATGAATTTTTTAAATGGTTAGAACTTATATCTAATAACTGGGAATTGTTTTATGGGCAATACTGTAAAGATTATTATCCACCAACACCAAGTATGGATGTATCTACAGCAATTGCAATCAAAATTTTAGAGTTAGATCAAACAGTAACTAATAATAAAACTAATCTTATAAATTTTGTTCATATGAAAGAACGAATACAAGGTTGGGCAAATATTCGATCTACTTGGTTGAAGCACGTTGGGGTTTATTTAACAGAAGATTTAGATTTAGTGATTGGTAATCATTTTCAAAGAGGCGTTTTTCATTATGTTGATTCTGATTTTTTATCTAAAGAAATAGTTGATATATATGAAAGGAAATATTTTCCTAACAAAGTTTATGAAGAAATAGTACAAGGTATTGTATCATGAGTTATGTTTGTTTTAATGTTCGAGAAGGAAATATATTAGCAATAACAAATAATAAACCAGATGATTTAGATTTTGACTGTGAATGGAAATCTATAATAGTTGATGTTGCTGAGGTTGAAGATATTCTATTAGGAAATGAAGACTACGCAAATTTTATAGTAATATATGATCGAACGTATCTTGGTTATAAATTAAAGCGTAAAGAAATTATACCAGTTGATGAATTAAATATACAAGAAATTGTTTATAAAATTCCACAAGTGCATAAGGACTTAGATGCTGATATTAAGATAATACAGGATATTGATACAACTTGTTGGAAAGTTTATGTTGGTAAAGATGCCGCTGGAAAACTTAGAGCAGAGTTTGCTAGTTTAAAGTTAGTTTTACATTTTTCAGTAACTCAATATAACAATCCTAATATATTATATCGTATATTAAAAGTAGATTTAGAGAAATTAGTAAATGAGCATCATTGTGTCCTTCATTTTGAAGAAGACTGGGAATATGATCCATATTTTCCAGTGAGTATTTTTACAGTAAGACGATTTGACAATTACACATATCAAAGAGTAGTGGATTATGGAGAAAGTATTTAAGGTATTGGATTACGATATAATTTATTTAAGTTATGACGAACCAAATGCTGAACAGAATTATGCTGATTTATGTAAGAAAATACCATGGGCAAAAAGAGTTCATGGCGTAGAAGGCTCAGATGCGGCACACAAAGCCTGCGCAAATTTATCTGAGACTGATAGATTTGTTACTATAGACGGCGATAATAGAATTAGAGAAGATTTTCTTACGCAAGAGATTAATTTTGGCGATTATTATGAGCTAGAAGATAAAGTTATTAGTTGGTGTGGGTATAATGTTATCAACGGACTTATGTATGGCAACGGCGGAGTAAAATGCTGGCCCAAAGAGTTTGTGCTGAATATGCGAACACACGAAAACGCAGATCCAAATAACCCACACGCTCAAGTAGATTTTTGCTGGGATGTAGAATATATACAAATGAATTCATGCTTCTCAGATATCTATAATAACGCCACTCCTCAGCAAGCATGGCGAGCAGGATTTAGAGAAGGCGTAAAGATGGCGTTGGATCAAGGCATAAAGCCAACTGTAGAGGAATTTAAAAATAACCACTGGAAAAACCTTCACAGGCTGTTTATTTGGCTTATGGTGGGTAACGATGTTGAGAATGGAATGTGGGCGATCTTGGGCGCTAGACAGGGCCTATACAAGACGATGTGCACCGACTGGGATTATGTTCAAGTAAGAGACTTTACTTACCTAAATAAACTATGGGATGAAGAAGTTAGTAAGCTAACAACAACGGAAGCTGAAGGAGAGATTATTTGGTTTGGCAGATTATTAGAAGAAGAATTAGATTTACCAATTGATAGAAAACCTTTAACAGAAAAGCAAAGTCAATTCTTCAAAACAGTATATCAAAACCCATCTAGGATTTCAAGAGCAGTAATTGATCCGGAGATAGGATGAGAGAAAATCAGCGAGGAGATCAAGTCTCGATAGTTGAAGGACGATATGTTTCAAAATATTTTAAAGATAGTAAAGAGACACTATCGGATCTCAATGCCGTTAGTCCGTCATTCTGCCTAGCAAAATGGTTCAATGTATCAATTCATATCCCAACAGGGCAGACTCACAGTTGTTATCATCCTCCGTCTCACGCTATACCATTAGACGAGTTAGCGGCTAATCCAGATGCTATACACAACACTAGCCATAAAATACAGCAGCGGCATAAGATGTTGGAAGGAGAGCGTCCAAAAGAGTGTAGTTACTGCTGGGATATTGAAGATCAAGGCAATATAAGTGACAGAGCTTACCGCAGCAATGATGTTGAAGAGGAAGGACTAATCCAAAAAGCATTAGACAACATTCAGCACCCAACTCCACGCTATATGGAGGTAAATTTTAATCAGGCTTGTAACTTTAAGTGTGCATATTGCTCACCGCATTTATCTACTGAATGGCTAAAGGAGGTACAAGAGTATGGCGGTTACAAATTATCATCAGGAACGCATAATGACAAAGGTTGGGTAGATAGATTAGGGATTGACAATAGCCCAGACAATCCATACGTTCAATCGTTTTGGGAATGGTGGCCCACTGTATATAAGGATCTAAAAACATTTAGAATGACAGGCGGTGAGCCACTAATGGATAAGAATACTTTTAGAGTATTTGATTATGTAAAACAAAATCCAAATCCAGAACTTAATTTGTGTATTACAAGTAATTGTTGCCCACCAGGCAATCAATGGAATAAGTTTATGGTTGCTATAAAAGAGATAGCAAATGAAGAAACACTCAATCACTTTCAACTATATTGTAGCTTAGATACTTGGGGAGAGCAAGCAGAATATATCCGTAACGGTTTAGATTATGAGATATTAAGAAAAAATATTGTACAATTTTTAACAGAGTGCAAAAATCATAGCTTAGGATTTATAATTACATCAAATTTGCTCAGTCTTCCTAATTGGTGTAAGTTTATAGAGACTATTCATGAGCTACGATGTAAAGTAAATAAAGAGAGACAACTAATATGGTTTGATACTCCAATGCTACATCATCCTAATTGGCTAAGTATGAGATTAGCAACTCCAGAGATGTTGAATAATTTACAACTTAGTATAGATTTTATGGAAAATAATAAAGAGACTTCCAATAATAGATTTAAAGGTTTTAAGGATTTTGAGATTGATAGAGTAAGACGATTATATGATTGGGCTAAACATCCTTTTAGTGCTGAAGAAGATGAGAAACATAAGATAGACTTTTATTTATTTTTTACTGAACATGATAAAAGGCGCAATACAAATTTTACAAAAACATTTCCAACTATGATAAAATTTATGAACCAGTGTAAGGAGTATTATGAGCAAAGGAGATGATCACGTTCGAGAAGCAAGAGATGTTGCAAAGAGACTGAATGCAGTAGGTCCAGGGTTTTGTGCTATGAAGTGGCTACATCAAACTTTATATTTACATACAGGTGATAATCATAGTTGTTATCATCCACGTCCCCATCATATTCCTTTACATACTCTAAAAGATAACCCGTCTGCTTTGCATAATACTGACTGGAAAAAAGAACAACGAAAAACAATGTTAGAGGGTGGACGCCCTGCTGAGTGTTATTATTGTTGGAATATTGAAGATTTAGAAGGAGATCATTTATCAGATAGAATGTTCCATAGCTCTAGCTCGTTTGCTGAGCCAATGATTGAAAAATTAGCAGAGCTTCCTTGGGATGCTAATATAAATCCAAGATATTTAGAAGTATCGTTTGGCAATGGTTGTAATTATAGATGTGGTTACTGCTGTCCACAAGCAAGCACAATGTGGATGGAAGAAATTGAGACATACGGCAATTATGATTTGACATATAATCAATATGGAACAGAGTTTTTGCGAAGCGGAAACTACTATGGACCAAATGAAGATAATCCATATATTGAGGCGTTTTGGAAATGGTGGCCTAGTTTGAAAAATGATTTATGGACACTTCGTATTACTGGCGGGGAGCCACTAATGAATCCTGGAGCTATGAAGTTTTTTGATTTATTAGAAAATGAACCATCGCCTAACTTAGAGATTAGCTTAAATAGTAATTTAGGTGTTACTACAAAAAAGATTGATAGGTTGTTTGATCGGATACGAAGTTTATTAGATCAAAATAAAATTAAGAAATTTAGACTCTTTACAAGTATTGATACTTGGGGACCACAAGCTGAGTATATGCGTACTGGAATGAAGTTAGATCATTGGGAGCGTAATCTTAGAAAAGCAATGGAGATGGAATTTGAAGTAAGTCTTATGTGTACATTTAATGTTTTATGTGTTACAAACTATAAATCGTTTTTATATAAAATGAAAGAATGGAGAGCTGATTATGGTAAAGAGGCTATTTCATTTGATGTTCCATATCTTAAAGAACCACCTCATTGGATGATTAATATTTTGCCTGAAAGTTTTATGGAATATATGCATGATACTTTAGAGTTTATTAATAGTGACTCTGATTTTTTACCAGCAGAGTATGAGAGATTTAAACGAGTCACAAATTATATGAAAACCAATCCAGTCGAGCATAGTAAAATTTTACAAGGACAAAGAGATTTTTATTCATTCTTTACAGAAAATGATAAACGATTAGGAACTGATTTGTTAGCTACATTTCCTGAGTATAAAGATTTTTATTATTACTGCAAAGATGTTTATGAGAACTACGAAAAATGAGTTATGTATATTATAATAATGACGGCTCACTAATAGCAGCATCAAATGAGTTGTTAACAGATTTTGCAAATGCTAACATTTTAGAAATTGAGTTTGAAAAAATAGAAAAATTGTTAGTTGGGGAGCATTTACCATCAGAGTATAATGTTTATAAAAATAAACTAGTCTATAAAAAGGAGAAAGTAGAATCAACATGGAAATTAAAGGCTATTACATTTTTTTATAAATATTTGAGAAGAGTTGAATCATATTATAATACCTATCATGACATACTTAAATATAAAGTAGCATTAATGACAACGACACCATATAGTCCCCCATCTAAATCTCTTTATCATCGTCCCCCATCTAAACCTATTCATCCAACAAGATGTGTTAATCCATATCTAAATTTAACAATACATCCAAGTGGTAAAGTTAAAGTATGTTGTATGAGTCATAAGTGGCTCACTACTGATTCTGGAGAGACTACTTTAAATAATGCTAGTTTGTTAGATTTTTGGAATTCAAAAGACAGAAAACGATTTATAAAACAATTAGAGAGTAAAATACAAGTTCCTGAATGTAAGGCTTGTTGGACTGAAGAAGCAGCAGGAAAAGATAGTAAAAGATTGCGAGATAATGCAGCATACAAACACATACTACACGATGAACAGTCTTTTCCAATAGTATTAGATTTAGGTATGGGAAACTTATGTAATTTAAAATGTCGTATTTGTTCAGCAGTTCATAGTACACCTATGTTAGCTGAAGAAGCCGAAATGTTGCAGCCAAACGATGTTGTTGGTTATATGAATCAAGATAAGTTCCGTATTACTCGTGAAAGTTTTGATCCTAATAATTCGTATGTTTGGGAAGATATAAAACCATTTCTAAAAAATGCTATGAGGTTTGATTTCTCAGGCGGAGAGCCTTTTTATATTGATTCGCATTGGCGTATAATAGATCATTGTGTAGAGAATGATTATGCGAAAGAACAAATAGTTCATTACAATACAAATGGATCAATATTTCCACAAAAGCATATTCACAAGTTAGATAAATTCAAATTAGTTGATATACAAATAAGTTCAGATGGTATAGGTAAACAATTTGAATATTTGAGAAGTGGTGTATCATTTGAATTGTCAGAACAAAATATAGATAAGTTTTTAGAAAGAAAAAAAGAAAGTAAAACTAATTGGTTATTAGGTGCTTGTCTAAGTGTAAGTGCTTTCAATGTTTTTGATTTTTTTGAAACTTATGAGCATTATACAGCAAAAGGTTTAGGGGTATATGTTAATTTTGTTCATGATAATGGTGGAATACGAGTGCTACCAACAGAAGTTAAAAATCATTTGATAGATAAACTTCAAAGGACTGAAAGTAAGTATAACAAAGCAGATTGGCGTAAAGTAAAAAACTCAATATCAAGTATATTGAATAATACTGAGTTCGTAGAAGAAGATTGGCTTTGGTTTTGTAATAGATTTCAAAGTTTAGATAAAGTGAGAGAGGAAAGTTTTGAACAAACTTTTCCAGAATACTATAAGTTATTAAAGGAATATATAAATGTTTAATGGTAGCAAATATCAAGTCCATTGGGAACCATCAGATAGATGTAATAGTCGGTGTCCAATGTGCCCAAGGTATGATGACAGAGGTTATGAGACAAAGCATTTAGCAAATACTGAATGGACCCTAGCTCAGTTTAAGAAAGCATGGCCCTTAGATTTTTTATCTGTGAATCTTAAGAAAATATTATCGTGTGGTAATTTTGGAGATCCGTGTGCCTGTCGAGAGTTTGTGGATATTTATGAGTATGTTAGGGAAATAAATCCAACAGTTGGTTTAGCTTGTAACACAAATGCTAGTCTTAGGCAAACAGATTGGTGGGCTAGGTTAGGTGCTGTTATGACAAAAGAGCAAAATGCAGGAAACTACTGTACGTTTAGTATAGATGGTTTGAAGGATACTAATCATATATATAGGCGTAATACAGATTTTGATAGAATTATAGAAAATGCTAAAGCATTTATTGACGCAGGCGGAGTAGCTCATTGGGATTTTATAGTATTTAGGCATAATGAGCATCAAGTAGAAGAAGCTAGAGATTTAGCTCGATCAATGGGATTTGAAAACTTCAATGTAAAGAAAACAACCCGTTGGCAACGATATGATGATGGTATTGGCAGTTATAAAGTATATCACAATGGCGAATACAAATATGATTTGCAACAACCATCTGATAAAGCATTTAGACATCACTTTGAAGATGCTACTATGTTCCAAGGGGAAGAGAAACAATCTTTTAGACCCAGTGATTTTCAAAATATGGTTGGGAGACATAATTCTGAAAGAAGATGGGTAGGTGATAGTTGGCAAGACATTGATTTACATAAGTTAAATATTGCGTGTCGTAGCTCAGCTGGGGCTCGTATAAATTATTATAATGAGATTTATATTTCAGCAGATGGAACTGTTCATCCTTGCTGTTATTTAGGAAGTGAGATAGTAAAAAGTCATAATGAAGTAGCAGATCAAAATTATTTAGATATGTTACAACTTGATGGCGGTTATGAGATGTTTAATATGCATAAGTATAACTTATGGGATATCTTAGATAGAAAAACATTTAGGGAATATTTACCTAGCTCGTGGGATTTAGAAAAAGGAAATGTTTCAATGCGTCCTCAAAAATGTGGAGCGTGTTGTGGTGTTGAATGGAATTGTTTAGATTACGGTGAGCTTGGCGATAAAAATGAAGGTTACTTTGTAAAAGAAGATACAAAAATTGAAGCACAGGAATCAGAAAATGAAATCTAGCAATTATTGTGTACTACCATTTAAAAGTTTTAGCACAAATCCATCAGGTGAGATCAGAGTATGTTGTAATAATGGACACATGCCAGCCCCGTATCAAAAAATATCTGAAACTGAAGATGTATTGAATAGTAGGTTTATCCAAGATATTAGGCAACAGTTTATTAATAATGAAAAACCAAGCATATGTGATAGATGCTGGAAACAAGAAGAAGCACAAGTTCGTAGTTTTCGTCATTATGCAAATAATGATTTACTTTTTGGTATAAAAGATGATGACGAGTCATCTAAGGCTAACGTTAAAGTTTCTTTTGAAGATATAGAGTATTGCGATATTAGCATAGGAAATCATTGTAACCTTGCTTGTAGAATGTGCAACCCTTTTAGTAGTAGTCTAGTTGGTAAAGAATTTGCTTCTATGGAAGGACTTCCAGAACCAAATTTAATAGGCCCAACACCAGATGAGAAGAAAAAAATATATGAGATTTTAGAAAAAGCAGTAAATTTAAATACTGTTTATTTGTTAGGCGGTGAGCCGTTGATTACAGATTTACATGAAGAAATATTAGATTTATTAATTGATTCAGGTAAAGCTCAGAATGTTGTTCTTAGGCTTAGCACTAATTTGCAAACAAATAAACTAGATAAGTTTATTGAGAAATGGGTTAAGTTTAGGCAATTAGCGATTCAAGTTAGTATAGATGGTTATGACAATATGTATGAGTATATTAGATGGCCTGGCAAATGGAGTAAACTAGATGAGAATTTTAGACATTTGATAGATGCTACAAAATTGTCAAAAAGAAAATTGCTCCCAAGTATCGCAACTACTATTCAAAATGTAAACTGCCATAGTATTTTGGATTTGGTAGAAAATTATTGTATGACAAATAGATATCCAGTATCGTTTTATTTTATACCAGTAACTTCAGGCGAGGATTTATATATGACTCCAAAGAAGACTTTGATGGAGGTTTTTAAGAGACAAGAAAGGTTACAGCACAAACTGGGAGGATATATACCTTTAAGTGATTTAGAAAAATATTTAACAAGTGCTATGAGTCAAAAACCTACTAAAGATGAAGTAACGAAATTTTTTGACAAGTATAAAAAGTTTGATATTAGACGAAAACAAAATTTATTTGAGGCTGCTCCTTTTATGGAAGATTTAGCTAAAGAGTTTAAGATTAAGACATGGTGATAAAATCATTAGAAGTTGTAAATAAGAATCCTGCAATATTGCATGTAGAAATTCATCCATTTACCAGTAAAGAGATTTTAGGTAGGTTGATGAATAGAAACAATTATGAAACTCAAACTCAAAGGGGTGGATATGGAGAGTTGTCTATATCTTCTTCTAGAATGCCTATGAAGCATGATACTGAGTTACGCAAAAAAATTAATAAACCAGAGTTTAAAAAAGAGTTTGGTTTTGAGGTATCGTGGCAATTCTTACAATTAGAAACTATCCGATACCCAATGACAACGCCTTATAAACATCTTTATAAACGATATTATGAGCAAATGTTGGAACATGAGTTTAGAATAGAACCTACAATAGATTTGTCAGGTTACTATTTAGATTCTCATATAGATAATAGATATATAATGTGGTCTGGTAGTATAAATTTAATAGAAAATCAAAACTCAACAGTTCTTTTTGATAAGGATCAACAACTTGGTAATGGACATCTTAACTCAACACCAATATATGAGGGAAGTAGAAAACGTTGGGAAGGAACTTGTTGGTTAAACACCGAAATTACTTGGCATGGCGTTACACCAGTCCCAGAGGGCGCTGATAGACATACACTACTTCTTAATCAGTTTTTAATATCACCGCCCGTCTGTTAAAATGGCTAAATCCAGGTACTTCCGTCTTTATTAAATGTTTTGCCATTATCTTTAGGTTCTAGCTTTTCTATAACATTGAGTATTGCCTCGGCATCTTTAACTTCATCACCTTTTGGAAACCAAATAGGATTGATAGCAAAAAATATTCCAGGATGTGCAGAGGCAAACCCTCTCATAATAAACAAATGCATAGATTTCATAGATCCGTACCCAGCATATCCCCAATGATTTGGATCCTTCCCGTCAATCAAACCTGTTAGCATCCAACCAACTTTTGTTGATTTATTTATAGAGTTTGTTAGCTTGTGAACTAACCGATATGACATCATACTATCTCTTTTCAATATATCTGCCCAGCTATCTTCTGAAAACATACAGTTGGGCCTAAACCATTCATTGTTAGGACCGCCTCCTCCATTTTGATTAAAGAAAATTAGATCATAAGTTTTCTGTGATAAGTTTTCAAATATTGTATCAACTACTGGTCCAGTATATTGCTGCCAATCTACTTTGTGAGGATTGACATTTGGAGTGCCTGAGAAATTGTCAGAGCTTGTAATCAAATCAATGTGATAATTTTTTGTTAGTAAGTAACGGGTAAAGTCTGCTCCCCATTTACTACCACAACCAATTAATAGAGCATTTTTCATTAGGTGCCTTTCTTCTAAATAAATACTACTATTATTTATTAAACCTTTTTATGTATGATATATTTTATATAGGCCCAAAGAACGATTCTTACCAAAAGCTAAAAGATAAAATTCTAACATTACGACAAGCTGATACTTTTGAGAGTGCTAATAAAAAATGCATTACTAAATTCTTTTGGTGTGTTTGGGATGATATTATAATAGAGGACGATTTTACATTTGATTATGCACCAGATGAGTGGAGTCAAGATATTGTACATACGTTTAAAAATGGCATTTATGATGATGGTATTTGGCTAGTGCCAAAACATATTAAGCTGTCTGCAAATGAAATAAACCATAGATTTATTGTTAGTAAAAAAGCTGTAGATATAGTAGCAAGTTATCCTCTACCATTTCCTATATACACTATAGATTCGTATGATGAATATGAATTAGCAATGAATGATTGTACTAGTGAAATGTTTTATATGGATAGTAGAAATATTGAAAGTAAAAATATGAAAGATTTTTACTTTCCGTATTATGATAGATATAACAGAAGCGAAAATCATGTATTTCGTCATATGGTAAAAGATGAGGTATATTATAATGGTTTATTTTTATTATCAAAGAATAAAAAACTTACAAAGAATGAAGTTGAATATAGGCATTTAGTTGCTAGGAAAGAATGGGATAGGGTTGGTAGCACATCTATCGTTTATGATAAATTTAATATCGAAACATATGAAGAATATCTGCTTGCATTAGAAGAAAGTACAACAGAACTATTTTGGGCAAATACACCAAATATATCTATACAAGATGATTTTTTATATGATGTATATTTTACTCATGATGATGTATATAATAGAAAAGAAAATCACGTATTTGCTCATAAAGTAAATGATAAAATTTATTACAATGGACTGTTTTTGTTATCCAAACATAAACCTGTAACAAAAAATGAAATAGAATACAGACATATTGTATCTAGAAAAGAATGGGATACAGTTGCCAGTGGCCCTGCTAAGTATGAGTCGTATATTGTTGATACTTATGAAGACTATGAGATAGCAAGAGAAAAGGCTAAGACTGAACTACTCTATGCTATACCAAGTAATATTATAGTGGATCATCCATTAGATTTATATTTTACACACGATGATGAATATAATAGAAAAGAAAATCATACCTTGCAAAATATATGCAACGGGGAAACAAAACAGAATGGAATATTTTTATTATCAAAGCATAAAGGTATTTCTAAAAAAGAACTTGAGCATAGGCATTTAGTACATAAAAATATTATTGACGTAGTTGCATCAAGGCACAAACCATATGATGTTGTTTTTATAAGCTATAATGAAGCAAATGCAGATGAACATTATGAATTATTATTACAAAAAGTGCCATACGCTAAACGAGTACATGGTGTAAAAGGAATACATGAAGCACATATTGAGGCTGCTAAACAATGCTCGTCAGAAATGATTTGGATTGTAGATGCTGATGCATTAGTTGTAGAAGATTTTGACTTTGATTTGTTTATTGATAAATGGGATAGAGAAACTGTTCATGTTTGGCGCTCTAAAAATCCTATAAATGATTTAGTGTATGGTTATGGCGGGGTAAAACTTTTTCCAAGAGAGCTTACAATCAATATGGACACTAGTAAGCCAGATATGACAACTAGCATTACACACAAATTTAAGGCAATGCCAGCAATATCAAATATCACAGCATTCAATACAGATCCGTTCAATACTTGGAAGTCTGCGTTTAGAGAATGTTGCAAGCTAAGTTCAAAAGTTATTGATAGGCAAAGGGCTAAGGAAACAGAAGAAAGATTACATATATGGTGTACTGTAGGGAATGATAAAGAGTTTGGAGAATATGCTATATCTGGAGCTAAAGCAGGAGCAGAATATGGCTCAAAAAATAAAGAAAATTTAGAAGCACTAAAGAAAATAAACGATTTTGATTGGTTAAAGAATTATTATAATGAAATCTAAATATATTTTTATAACAGGCGCTCCAGGAAGTAAGTGGAGTAGCTACAGCCAAAAAATAAGGCAATGGGATACAATAGATAATTCAGATTGTAATCAGCTTCGATCTTATACCCACAATCAATTCTCAGGACATAAAGGGGTATACTTTGGCCCTGAGATGGAATACGGCGATTGGCTCAAAGATGGGTTTTATCCTAACAAACTAGAAGAAGATGTAAAGTCAATATGGACAGGAGATGGGCAAAAAATATTGATGAGCCATAATTGGTGTTATTATTTTGATGAAATTGTATATGCTTATCCCACAGCAACAACCATAACAGTGCAGAGAA